AAATAACCCGAAAAAAATTTCGGGCCATTTTTTACGCCAGAGGTCGCTCAAAACGACCTCTTTTTTTATGGTGAAATTATTCGTGGATTCTCTGTCTTTTTAAGATTATCACGCACAAATTGTCTTGATGGTTTATATTCCATAATATTCTCAAAATCCTCTAAGAAAAAGTTTAAATATTCCTCTCTTAAAATATTAATATCTCTTTTCTTATCATTTAAATTAGTTTCATGTTGAAGAAAAGAAACTGATGTTTTATCCGATCTTGTTCTATAAGTTCCGTTATCCACATAAGTGATTGAATGGTTTTCTGGAACAATCAAACCCTCTGGTTGAATTAGTTTGCCATTTGAATCACGAATAATTTTAGTTTCATAATGATGAATATTTGCTAATTCTTGTTCAGTGTATTTTTCATTTAGATAAGTTAAAAAATCTTGAGAACTCATTGGCCACTCATCTCTTACATGAATAATGTTATTTGTAGTTAAAATTACCCAATCAAGCCCAGAGTCTTTATAAAAATTATATGCAAGTTGATCTGGTCTTTCATCACCAATAACTGAGTATTTTTCAAATGCGACGACTTCATCAAAAATATCATCACGAATTATTGCTCTTTTAAATATATTTTTTACAATTTTATAATCATAAATCGATTGTCGATCATTCGCTAAAGACGGATAATCTAAATCAGGTAATTGTCTGAAATAACTGTATGGTGATCCTGAGTATGTCATTTTAGTAACCTACACTGTCTTCTGGAGTAACTTCTTGATCTCCTTGATAAATTGGTCTAAGTTCAGTAAAATTAAGATCTATCTTAAGTTGCACTGGTTGTGAATCACGATACGCAGACCAATATCCATTTGGAGCATAATCAACATTCATAGTTGTCAATGCGAGTCCGCCTGGATTAAATCTATTTACAGTATTTAAAACATCTTTATCAGTTTTACCATTTTTATATTGTAACGTAAAAACATCAGGAGATTCCAAGAAAACTCGATTTCTAAATTTAGGCGCCATACCTAATTTAAATTCACGAATTATTTTTCTAATTTCTGCACCTTCCTCCTCACTTCTTGCGATCATCACAAAACTAAATGAAAAGTCTCTAATTACAGGCCCTTGAAATAACATCTCTGCATTTGGATTTAAAACTTGACCACCTGTTCTCGCTAAAAATGTATCTGCGTCTAAATCTGTACCAAACGCATTGTTAGCTAATTGTGTTACTTGATTAACCGCCTGAGCTTGAGCGAAGGATGCAGTTGATCCAAGAATATCAGGCCCCATTCCTCTTGGCCCTGATGCATTTCTTGCTCTTCTATCAATTTCTCTCTGAAGATCACTTTTTCCAGTTAATCTTCCTCCAAGAGAGGCTATTCTAGCTGCACCGAGAGCAGCGACACCTGATGCAGTTAATTCACTTTTTCCCCACTCAACTCCATTTACATCGGTTGCTTTTGGCATTGGTAGTATAATAGTTGCAAGTTGTGTGCTGCCTTTTACACTATCACCAGCAACATTAACTGTTGGTGCAACTAAAGGGGGAAAGAATTTTTGTTTATGTGGTGGTTTGCTCTGATTTATATCTGGTCGAGCGTATCGATATCTTACAATTTTCATATGATCCTGAGATGGATCGATATCAAATGGATATGCTAAAATTTTACTTTTGTATTTTCCAAAAGCAAAAGGGCCAATACCGAATCTTTTTCTTGTTTGTCTATCATAATCACCCACAGCGTTTCCGCTAGCATTAGCATATGCTATGCTTCTCGCTTGATTACTCTGAACAAACTGTTCATTACTTATTCTTTTATTTTCTTTTGCAAATTGCGTTGAAAGAACACTTGCATCTTCTACTTCAACTGAATCTTCATATGCATCTGTATCTCCGCCATGTTTATTCACACGATATGCATTTAAGGCATCATCAGAATCTTGTAAATCAGTAAATTCATTACTATCTGGATTCACAGGAGATCCATCTTTTGTTATGCCGATCAATTTTTGATCTGCACCAAACTCAAAAGATACTTTTGAACCATCGTCTTGTGTATAGACTCTACTTTTTGACATTAGTTTTTGTTGTAAATTCGATCTTTTGGAACTGGAATTCCCCTCATATCAACAAATCTTTCAGTTGGCACTTGTGCTACATCTGACCATTCACTATTCGGAATACGATATGGTGTTCCCCTTACGCCTGTATAAAGATATTTATGTAGAGTTATGGGAGGAACCGCAACTGCACCCTGAGCAGAGTTATTTAGTAAGCTTATTGCAAGTTCGTCTCTTTGATTTAAACGAACATAATGTAGATTACATCCTAGAAAACCACCTGTTCTCATTTCAATCACATATGCAAGTGGATACATGTCATAATATGGTTGTTTTGTTTGTGCTTGATAGGTGAAAAAATACAATTCGCCAGGCGCAAATCCAGCGGTATCTGCGTAATCAGTTTCAAAATTAGTCGAACCAAGTTCTTCAAGCAAACGACGACGAAAAAATGATTCATTAACTTGATTACCTACTGTATCTAATATTCTTTGTAGAATACTCATCTGATTCCTAGTTCTTTTTCAGTCATAATTTTAAATTCTAATTTACGATCATCACAAAACTCTCTTGCTGCTTTCCATTTTGCCTGATTTTTGGCGTATGTCATTGATTCGTTGATGAGTGTCTTTCTTGATTTTCCTTTTGTTGCTTTTGGTTCTTTTGTTTCTCTCATCGGTTTGACTTCAATCACCGATCTACGAATATTGCTATCTTTGTCTTTGTATTTAATAAAAAAATCAGGAAAATATCTACGAACTCGATTTGTTGTTGGATCTTTATATGGTATCCAGAATTCTTCTGACGCCCATTCAAGTATATTTTCATTCAAATCACAGTAATTCATGAACTTTCTTTCCCAAAGAGAGCGATAAACTATGTTTTTAGAGTCTCCTTTATACTTTTTAGGATTTGAAGGTCGATATATCCCTTTATAACTCATATATAGTAATAACAATCCAAATTTATTTATCGTGTCAGAGAATAATTTATTTCCACGAAGATCAGATATAATCAAAGGTAGCGTCAGAGATGTTAGAGATAGTGTCGCTCGACCATCGTTAGATACTTTGTATCAAGTTAATTTTTCATTTGGAAAATTTAATAGATGGTTGGAGAAATCTCCAGTAAAAAATCTAGCCGTTAAAAGATCGCAAGGTCGAAACTTCATGCAAAAGATGTCTTTATTATGCACTCAAGCTGAGATTCCAGGCACAAGTTTTGTTCCCTCAACAGCGACTGGTCATCGTCAAGGTATAACAGAATCATTTCCTAATCTCAGAAATTTTCCTCCATTAAATCTTGTTTTTTATTGTGATGTTGATATGGTAATTTTGGAAGTTTTAGAAACTTGGATGGCATATATTAATCCAATTCAAACAAATCAAAGACAATTAAGTGCATATTCACGATTTAATTATCCAGAGGATTACAAAGAAATTCTTCACATTACAAAATTTGAAAGAGATACATTTAATGATAAGAAGTCAGAGTTTAAATCTAATCTCACAAGTTATGAATTTGTAAATATTTGGCCAACTAATTTAACTTCAATGAGAGTTGCCTATGGCGAACCAAATGTGTTAAGATGTAATGTAGAGTTTGCCTATGATAGATTTTTCACAAGATTTTCTTATGAAGATCCAAATCAGGCTGTTTTAAACACATCTGAGGGTATCGTTAATTCAAATGATTCTCCTCCATCCCCTAAACCAACTCCTAAAGGTGTTAATCGAGTTTTAAGAGGCTTTGCAGATGCTATCACAGGAAATAGATTTGATCTTGACAGAAGAGGAAGGTGATTCTTTTAGGACTATATAAAATATCAGATAAATTATTATGCCATTACCAACAATTGAAACTCCAACGTATGAGTTGAAATTACCTTCGTCAAATAAAAAAATTAAATATCGACCCTTTCTTGTGAAAGAAGAGAAAATTTTAATCATAGCTTTAGAATCTAAAAATCAATCTGAAATTACAAACGCTGTAACAGATGTATTAAAAAAATGTATTCTCACAAAAGGTGTCGATGTTGATAGTCTTCCAACATTTGATATAGAATATGTTTTCTTAAATATTCGTGGTAAATCAATCGGTGAAGATATTAAAATGACAGTCACATGTCCTGATGATAAAAAAACTCAAGTTCCTGTGACAATATATGTGGATGAAATTAAAGTTCAAAAAAGAAAAGATCATAAAACTGACATTGTTTTAAGTGATAAAATGACTCTTCGGATGAAATATCCATCATTAAATCAGTTTGTTAAAACTAATTTTGATGTTGATGATGATGCAAAAACTGTTGTTGATAAAACATTTAAAGTTGTTTCAGAATGTATGGACACAGTTTTTACAAATGAGGATGCTTGGGATGCAAAGGATTATTCTGCACAAGAAAAACTTGATTTTATACAACAGTTAAATTCAAAACAGTATAAGGAAGTTGAAAGATTTTTTGAAACAATGCCAAAATTATCTCATGTAATTGAGGTTGAAAATCCAAACACAAAGAAAAAAGGGACTGTAGTTTTGGAGGGCTTAGCCGATTTTTTCGGATAAGTATTGCACGAGAGGATCTTGAAACATATTATCGTCTCAATTTTTCTCTCATGCAATACCATAAATATAGTTTGACAGAGCTTGAAAACATGCTACCTTGGGAAAGAG